TTTAGCACTTGATAATGCTATGGCTTGTGCTTGTTTTAATGTTTTGCCTTCCTTCATTAACAACCGAATGTTTGCAGATATAGCCTTCTGTGATTTGCCTTTCTTGAGTGGCATTAAATATCTAAATCTTTTGTGAGTGCTTGGGCTAAGTGTTGCAAATAATTATGAATATTGCCATTAAAGAAATCAATCTTAATCAACATATCTTTAATTTTTGCTGCCTCTTGTCCTTTTGTATGTTTAATTGCATCGATAACAACAGTAGATGGAATAATATTTGGAGTTCCGTTTGGTGAATTAACTGTGTAATATTGAAAATCTAAATTCTTTTCGTTAAAAAATGTTGTGAAAAAGTTGTTCATGGCGAATGTTTTATGTAATTAATAATTTACACTTAATTTTTATATTTAGCAACTATTTAGTAAAAAATATTTTGCCATCATTAATATCTTTAACTAGAGATTTGATATCCTTTGCCATACCAGCCTCTTTGATAAACTTAACTTGATTGTCAATTGATAAATGAAGTGTATTCATCAAAGCAGCTAAATCTCTTGAATTATCAGGATCATCAATATTCATAAACCTACTGTATCACTTACCACTATAGCTGATCTGTTGAGGATTACCCAATAATCAGCATTAAAATGTATTAACTCACCTGTTTCTTTTATTTCATCTAGAAGTGGCAAAGGCACTTGGTATCCATCTATTCCTAAAGCAACAGCAGCCTCACCAGATGTTTCATATTTTAAACCTGTAAGTTTTTCAGCTTCTTGTTTGATTTCTTTCTGCCATTTTACAAACTCTTTTTTATACCAATCTGAATCTGGAAACGCATGAGGTTCTTTTGGATTAAGTTTTTTAGTGCTTGATCCTTTGCTCCAAGTTTTTAAGTTTGCATCTTTTTTTATTCCAAAAGCAGTGATTCTTTTTTTCTTTTCTGCTTCTGTAACTGTCTGACCATATCTTGCTGTGTAAGTTTCTGCTATTTCATAAGCGTTCTTATTTCCTTGTGTAATCATTGATTTAGTTCCATTAATATTTCTTGACGCTGCATAAGATCCATTTCCATATATTCCCTCACCAACATAGTAGTCATCTGCCCTTTTACCTATACCTTTAAATGAATCTGACCAATCATCATTGCTTACTCCTCTATATACAACAAGGTTTTCACCATCAGCACCTTTTACTAAATCTTTTCTGTCTTTTAACGCTTTTACATTTTTTACTCTTAAAGGTTTTTTGTTAAATCCCTGCCTCCAGTAAAGATATTCTAATCCTGTAGGAAGATCATCAGTATTTAAATCAAGTCCTTGCCTTAATCTTTTTAGTCTGAAATCAATATCTCCAACAAAAGGATCTTTAATACCTCTAAGTTTTTCCATTTTCAGCCTATGCTTTCTAAACTCTTCAAGATCTTTAATTGATTCTTCAATAGAAAGTTTTTTAAGTGGTTTTGATTTTATAAACTCAGGTTCAACAGGTGCTTTTACAACTGGTTTAGGCTTGGGCTTAGGCTTCGGTTTGATATTTGTAGGCTTTCCATAAATCCTTTGTAAATCTTTTAAACTTTTCTCACTGTCATCATCACGTACAAATTTCTTTATTGCCTTCTGTCCTGATCCTTCTTTTTTTGCCAATCTCTTAAAATATTGAACTTTCTTTGCATTACCTAAAGTTTTAACCTGTAGCTTTTTATCTTGTTGTAAAAGCCAATCACCATATTTAGTATTTTGTGGAACTCTACCTGTTGCACTTGGTCTAGTGACAACTTTTCCTACTGGTGGCTTTTCCAAACTTGGATACTTCTTTTGCAATCCATCAAAGTCAACAACAGGAACAGTAGTAGATCGACAATTAAAATGCTGTGGTGGTGTTGGGCCTTTGTTGTATGCAAACTGTTTGCCATCAAGATCTCTGCAAACTGCACTGGTTCTACTGTCCAGCGTTGCAACATATTCATATTTAGGGGCAACTTTACTATTTGCTGCATAAACAGCCTGTGATGCCTGATTCTGTACTTGATTAACAGATGTTCTTACAATGGTTCTAATTTGATGATTAGCTAGTTTTGTTCTTTCACCGCCAGCAAGTGCTAATTGTCTTGAGGTTTTAGCTTTTTGACCAAATTCTAAATTTCCAATCATTCGTCTTGCTATTTCTTGTGTTGATTCTCCGCTAAAAACACCCTGTCTTATATTTCTTGCAAGCAACTCATGTTGCTTTGTTGCTATACCACGAAAGGCTTTCTCTACTGTGTCTCCATTTGGTAAGGTTTGCATTGCTCCCTGTCTTGCAGTAAGTTCAAACTTTCCAGAACCAAACCTTTTAAAATCATCCTCTGTGAATTCTTTACTGGTAAATATATTTATTTGTGTTGGATCTGTTCTAACAAAAGATTCTGCATATTTTCTACTAACAGCAACAGAATTTATTGGAACATTACCAGACTTAACAACTTTTTTAAGTTCATTCTCTATAAATCCAGCCTGTACCTCTGCCAATCCTTCAATTTCCTTAATCATTTTTTGAGTTGTAAGCCTAGACCAAGTATCTAAACTTATCTTTGACTGTTGAATTATTGCCCTTAATCTTTTTCTTGTCTGTGGTGCAACAACAACCCCTGCCCCAGCTTGTGCCTGTCTTATATTTATCTGTTTAAGTTTTTTTGTGGCCTCAAGAATTACATCATTATATGTTCTTTGAAACTCTGTTGATACAGCATTACTATATCTGTTTAAATCAATAGTCTC